GTTTGGTCATGATTAAAAACTTTTTAAAGCGTTTAGTTAAACCACGAAGACTTACCCCCCTAGAAAAAATTTCTCAGAGATTGGGATACATGGGAACAGCGTTTATTATGATGTCACCATACCTACTCAAAGTGGATGATGTTGGGGCATACACCTATCTAATTGGAGGCTTGTTGTCATTACCACAGGTATTTATTGCAAAGCAATGGAACATCGTTGCTGTTAATTTAAATGTTATTATCGGATACGGAATATATTTATTTACACTATGAAAAATCACACTAAAGTATATCACGAATCATTTTGTATCGAACCAGGAGATTGGATTGGATGTGAGGTGTGTGATAGAACTGCTGTAGATATTCATCATATACACCCAAGAGGAATGGGCGGATCTAAAGAAAAGGATACCCCCGAAAATTTGCAAGCGTTGTGTAGGGAATGTCACAGTTACTTTGGAGATAAGAAACAATTTAAACGAATGCTAATAACTATGCACCATGAAAGAATACAAAACATCTACTGAACCTGGAACTCAGACTAAAATGCCTGTACCACAAATGTCTAAACAAGACATAGTGAATAAGATTCTAAAACTTAAGTTAGAACATCCATATCATCCTAGTATACCAGGACTACAAGTTTTATTGGATAATTTATAGGTTACTTACGATACGTTCGATCTTGTCGATCACAGTAAGTTTCACACCATAAAGTTCAGGTGCGTTGGCACTTTCTAAGCAAGACATAACATCTAGTAATAACTCTAGTTTTCTTATTGCTAGTACATCAACTGTTTGTTGATCTGATATAGATACTATATTATCTTCTGCCATATTTTTAATTTTTATGAGCCACAACCAATACAGTCAATATAAGAATCTGTTGGTTTAACTCCATTAATTTTCATAGTTAGGTTATGAATCTTATCAGCAATTTCCATNTGCTCCCCAAAATCTGAAGTCATTGACTTTAATATCTCTAACTCTTCCACTTGTTTTGTCAAGTCTACATCTGCCATCTCTAAGCGTTTTTTATTGCGTCACCAATTGCGTTATAATTAACGTCACTTGCTGCTACTGTTGCAGTTGCTTTACCATTCTTGTTTCCAAATGTACTTGCTAGTTTTTTCGCTCTTGCTGCTGCTTTCGCTGCCTTTGCTGCTTTTGCTGCTGCCGTTGCTCCTTTTGCTAATTTTGCAACTTTTGCAATTGCTAATATTGGTAATCCCATAATTTTTAATATTTAGGTTTTGGTTTTGAAGTCTTTGGTTTGTCCTTGACTTTTTTAATTTTTTTGTATAACATAATTTATTTATTTAATGACCGGCATCGATACCTTTGTCTAATACTTCCAGTATATGCCTAAATATTTCTTTTTCTTGTACTCCAGTTACATCGGTTCCATTTATAAGAAGTCTGTAATGGTCTTTTTTTTCTGTTTTTCTTAATTCTACACTGTTACTCATAATAATTTGTTGTTTAAGCGGTTCTACTATTGTTGTTTTTCTTTGGAAGTCTACTCTTTTCTTTTCTTCCTTTATTTATAGATGATAATTCAAAGCCAACTATTTTACCATTTTTATGAGAAGCATCTAAACCATCGCCATTACCATAAGTACCTTTATCTCTATTGTACTTTTTAAGTAGGGTCCTGTATCTTATCATCGCAGGGGAAGACTGAAACTTTTTGTACTCGGCTTTATAGTCTCTTTTTGCTGCCATGCTTATTTTTTCTTTTTAATCGTTTTTCTCTTCTCNTCCAGTGCTGCTTTTTGTGCTAAGAGTTCTTTTGCTACTGCATCATAACCATCTTCACCTCGTTTGTAGACTGTTCCATTTTTTGTTATTTCATCACTTGTTCCACCTTCATACGCTAGTCCAGTAGCACCCGAAAGGGTAGTTCTTGTTACTTTAGGTTTATCCTCTTCAACAACCGGAGTTTTTTGAATTACTTTTTCAGCAGCATTTGAAACAACCTCTTTTGCTTTTTCAATAACATCAGGAGCACCATCTATAACATCTGATGCAACTTCTTTAACAGCGTCTACACTTTTCTTGAATATAGATTTAAACTTACTAGGTTTTTTCGTCTCGTTATACTTAGCCTTTGCAATAGCCTTTTTCATTTTCTGGTTTAACTTCCATGCTTTGTGATGTTGGCCAGATTCTTTTAAGTATACAAGTTTTGCTTGTATTTCTTTTAATTCTTCTTCATCCATAATGTTATAATCTAAAGTTTATACCGGCTTTAAGAAAGACTAAGTTCTTATCCCAGAAACTAGTTTTTTCGTACTCAGTAAATATTCCTATGTTTTTGCTTATGTTCCATCCAAAAATAACTCCGTAATTGTAATCTGTCCAGTTATCTTTTCCTATAAATGTTTCATAACTGTAACCCTCATTACCAAGTATGTGTTGATGCTTTGGATAAACATTACCCCAGGTATGAATCCACCACTTGTCTCTGAAATGATAATAATCAGCACCGATCACAGCACTTAAGGTTCCTAGAGTTCCAATAGCGTTTAACTCGGTAGAATTATAATCATTAACAATATCTTCATAATCATTTCTACGGAAATCTAAATCTGTGTCTGCAACTCTTTCTCCATCTTGATTAGACCACCACCAATCATAGTTATCTAACTCACCATCATTATCATAATCAATACCATAGTAATTATCTTGATAGCCATACTCATATGCTANNTCCCACCAAGGAAGATCTTCTAAGTATGATGCAATTGGTGAAAAACCATAAGGTAAATGAGTTCTTATTGCTGCTCCTGCTGAAACACTAAACTTTTTACCAATTGGTAATCTCAATCTAAGGTCAGCAGTTTTATAATCTAAATTTATTAAACCATTTTGTTGCATTTCAACTTTAGCAACCCAGTATTTAGCAATGTATCTTATAAAGTATCTTTGACTTTGAAATTTTCTGTTCTGTTGAGATCCTTTTGAATATTGAAATAAATATTCTAATCCTTTTATAGCACCTACGTTACTAGATAAAGAAGACAATGACTCAGTGCCATCATAAAACCTTTCTGCTTTGTTTTCATAATCCATTCTTGCAATCTTTCTAATACCTAATGTTACCATATAGTCATTTGATTGCTCTGGTGTAACATCAATAAGGTCGCCCCCTTGTGTTACAAAATATTGTGATGTCTGTGTTAATGGACTGCTTTCTGTATAACTGCCAAAGACAGTGCTATACTTAAAGATCTCTTTAATTACTTGTGCATTAAGGGAAGTGCTAAAGAGCACTAGAATTAATAATATATTTTTCATGCTTTAAAACTTGCTTTCTATAAGTGAGTTGACTTTTTCTTTTATTTGTTTCTCAGAATCTTCTGGGAGTTTCATGCTAATACCGCTTTCTAATCTTAAAATTTCTTTTCCGTTTGAAAAAACAATAACTGTAGGCAAGTACTTAACCTCTTCTGCATCAAATATTTTTTTATCTTTTTCTATTTTAAAATTATAGAAGAAGTTATTCTTAAATACCCTTAAGTCTAGATCTGCATCGGAAGTGAAACTAGATGAAAATTGACATATACTTATATTATCTTTATATTCTTGGCTATAAGCCTGGAACCCAATAAATAACAATAATATAAGTGTTATCTTTTTCATTTTCTCGTTGTTAATTCATAGAGACGAGCATCCATTTTTTCTAAATGATTTTTAATCTCATTGATATCATCTTTAATATTGTTAACGTCAGATTGAACACCTTCAACTGTAGATCTAATTAATTCATCCTTGTATGAAAATTCTATTTTAGAGACTTCAGGGGCAGGAGAATTCATTGCTTTCTGGATGTCAGCCTGTAATGAAAACCACATTGTTGCCAAACTAATAGTGAATGACACTATAATCCCAATAGTCTTTAGGTCTAACATGACCTTGGTTTTTTCATTTATTTCATGAGCCATTGAAATTCTTTTTTTTATGGACCTACTATTATTTCAAGGTCACTTTGATTCTAATTAATCTTTTGGTATAATTATCTGTCAATTAAACGATAATGCTTCAATCAACAAAGCGTAAATATAATAGTTGCCTGTAGTTATAGACTAAAAATTTTGTACCCAGAACAGTGTAATGAAAGCGAGTGGTAAAATTTGATACCTAGCCCATGTAATTCTTATATTTTTACCAAAACCAACAATATGTCTTTAACAGAAATCTTCAACACTGAAGACTTTAGGAAGATGATATTTAACCCATTTAAGGTTAAAGGATCATTACAAAAAAAGTATCCTAAAATGAAAATGTTTAGCAGTTTTCAATCTGCTGACGATCAGATGATTGCATATGTTCTGTATGTATATGATCAAAACACTCCAATGAAAGAACAATTTCCTGATCTTAAAATAAGAAAAGAACAAGCCGCAATTCTAGCCGGATTCGACTTAGTTAAGGATAATGAGAAATTGCATGATATGTTTTTCTTTCTTTCGGATCAATTAAAGGATATGGTTGATGAGTTTTTAAGAAAACAAAACAATCGAATTTGGTCAATGATAGTATCCAATGAGCAGACGTTTTTTGAATACCAGAAAAAATTATTAAGTCCTGTAGAAGGGGATAAAGACAAAGATATATTACAAGCGTTACAAATAAAATCTAAAATCATGGATGATTTAAACACCATCAATGATAGGTTAGATGCGTATTATCAAAAACTTTATGGAGAAGATCAAGAGTTATTGAAGACAATAAAAGCAGATAAAAGGTTAACACCAGAATTCATTGCTAATTTATGATAGTAAACATTCAAGGAGTAGATTTTACGTTGCCGCCAAAAGGAAAGGTGTTTAATGTAATTTCTAAAGAAGAAGAGAAGAGACCTATAATAACTAGTTCTTCTATAAAGTCAGATCAGGTTTGGATAAGAACTGAGTTGCCTGAAAACTATACATATAAAAGAAACGCTGAATTATTGCGTCAAGCAGAGGATAAAGATTTTTTTGATGTTGAATTAGAAAACTTTAGATCTCAAGAATGGGATAGAAGGTTAAATGGAGTTTGGTTTATGAATAATGGTAAGGCTGAATACTTAACCGGTATGCATTACCTTTTTTTAAATTGGTGGAAAATAGATATAGGATACCCTAGTTTTAGAAAAGTAGATCAGGAGTATTTTTATTTTTTACAAGCAACTATTAATGATCCTAACTCATTAGGCATGATAGAGTTAACAAAACGTAGGCAGGGAAAGACAGTAAGAGCCGGTGTGTTTATGTTTGATTTGATATCAAGATCTAAAAACAAGAATGGAGGTATACAGTCTAAAACAGCAAGTGATGCTAAAAACAATGTATTTGCAAAGTCTATTGTAGGGCCTTTTAAAAAACTACCAGATTTCTTTAGACCAGTATATGATCAGTCTAAAGGGGTCACCCCAACATCGGAATTAAGATTTTATAGAACTACAAAAAGAGGAAAGAAATCGTTAGAAGATTTAGGTAAACCAGAACTTGAAAGCCAAATTGATTGGAAGAGTTCAGAAAAATATGGATATGATGGAACAAAATTACACAGATACCTTGGTGACGAGGTTGGGAAAACTATGGAAGTGGATGTCTGGGAAAGGCATAACGTTGTACGCTTCTGTTCGGAATTGGATGGTGAGTATATTGGAAAATTACTTTACACAACCACTGTTGAGGAAATGGAATCAGGTGGTGAGTCATTTAAAAGGCTATGGGACAACAGTAATCAAGAAGATAGAAATGTACATGGTAGAACTCCCAGTGGATTATTTCGATTCTTTACTCCCTCATATAAAACCTTATACTTCGATAAATATGGTCATGCAGATGAAGAACGTGCTAAGGACTATTATTTGGCTGAACGTGCAAATCTTATCAATGATGATCGTGCTTTGTCTAGCATTATTAGAAGGAATCCATTCACTATTGAAGAGGCTTTTCGGATAGATGGAGAAAGGTCTTTATTTAATGCAATGAAACTAAATGATCAAATTGATCGTATATCTTGGAACGACAACTTATACACTAAAGGTAATTTTGAGTGGGTTGGAGATAGAGAAACAGGTCATGTAGAATTTAAACCAATGTCAAACGGAAGGTTCAATGTTACTTACTTATTTGATGATGAAAAAGACGCAAATATTGTGTTAAAAAGAGGTAAAAATTATCTACCTACAAGAAAAAATGAGTTTGTTATTGGATGTGATCCATATGATCACGATAGTACTGTAGACCAAAGAAGATCTAATGGAGCCTTTTATGTATACAAGAAGCACAACTCAGTATCAAATTTTTATGACAGTTCGTTCATAGTTGAATACATTTACCGACCAAGTACCGCAAGACAATTTTATGAAGATGTTTTAAAGTGCTGTCATTATTATTCTTGTCAACTTCTTTTTGAAGACAACAAGATTGGTATAAAAAATTACTTTGAAGATAGAGGTTATGCTTCTTTTTTAATGTATTTACCTGGAAGTGGTAAGCCTGGTATGAGTGGATCTGTGAGAACACATCAACAAATAGCAGAAGTAACAGAAGAATATATAGAGAATAATATAGAAAGAGTTTGCTTTCCAGAATTATTAAAAGACTGGTTAGAATTTGATATAAGTAAAACAACAAAATTTGATGCGGCAATGGCAGCAGGGTACACTCTTATAGCAGATAAAAATATTCTANTAAGGAATTTTCACGCAAAAGGAAATCTTGTAGAAGCGAAAACAATGTTTAAAAAGTTTAAGGTCGGATGATAAAAAACGAGAGTAAAGCAAATTATCCAAACCATAATTTAGACCCTAGTCAAAAGGGTAAGGATTGGTGTTTGTCATATGCAAAAGCATCATGGTTTGATTATACAAATCATGGTACACAGTCATTTAATAATAATCGTGGGTCTTATGCTAAGATTAAAGATTATGCACAAGGGAACCAGTCAGTAAACAAGTACAAACAACTATTAAATGTTGATGAATCTGATAATGAAAGTTGGTTTGCTATTGATTGGACTGTACTTCCTATAGTCCCAAAATTCAGAAGAATAGCACTAGGTAAATTAAATAAGACAGAATACAATATTACAGCAACTCCAATTGATGCCATAGCACAAGCAGACATAGAAGACTACTATAAGCGTACTAAAGCAAAAATGGATTTAAGAAAATCTTTATCCAAGACTGNTCCAGGAATGGAAGAATTTAGTGCGTTAAAGAAATCTCCAAAAGATCCTGAAAATGATGAGGAACTTGAGATGCACATGAACTATACTTTTAAGCATAATGCCTCTATTGAAATGGAGCAAGGTATTGACCTTGTGTTTCATACAAACGGAATGGATGAAAAGCGAAAACAAGTAATGGAATATTTATTTGATTTTGGTGCTGCGGGATATAAAGAATANATAGATAGTAATGGTGCTGTTAAAATTAGAGTAGTAAATCCTTCTAAGTTATTAATATCTCATTGTAACAAAAGAGATTTTTCTGACAAGATACATATAGGTGAGATTACGGAAATGTCTATTTCTGATTTGAAGCAAAGGGCAGGTAATCAATTTGATGAGAAAGAATACCAGGATATTGCTGAAAGATTTTCAGGCAGAAAAGGTTCTGTAAGGATGAATACATCTAATAAATCATTTTCAAAGGATTACGATGACAGTAAAATACTTGTATTGGAGATGGAATTCTTTTCTGTTGATCAAATGGTACATGAGTCTAGAACAGATAAAAGAGGTAATAAAAGATTTGGTAGAGCAGGTTACAATAGCCAAAACAAAAGAAAAAACAAATATGTAAGGTCTTCGTACAAAACTGTATATAAAATATCATGGATTGTTGACTCTGATTATTGTTATGATTATGGTTTATGTAATGATATGAAGAGAGTTAAATCTAAGTTGATGGACACTGATCTTTCTTATCATTTATTTTCACCTGATTTTCATAATATGAAGCCATTAGGTATAATGGAACAATTAATACCTATTGCAGATCAAATACAGATATCATGGTATAGACTTCAGAATACAATCAATCAAGCGAGACCTAAAGGTATTATGATCGAACTCGGTGCTTTGGAAGATATTCCTTTAGGATCTGGTGGACAACAAATGAAGCCAATGGATGTGATTGACTTGTTTAATAAAACNGGTACGTTAGTTTACAGAAAAAATGATATTGGTGGAAAGGCAACTAACTATAAACCAATAGAGGAGTTAGAGAATGGATTAGGAAGGGATGCTATGACATATTATCAGGTAATCCAGAATAATATTGAAATGATCAGGCAGATAACTGGACTTAATGAATTTACGGATGGTTCAACACCTGATGCAAGATCTTTAACTACAACTGCAAAACTTGCTGCACAAGCAACTAATAATGCTTTAGCACATATAGAACAAGGTGAAAGATATTTACTGGAAAATTTAGCAGCATCTGTAATTATAAGGTTGCAAGACAGCGTGAAGAAAAATCCAATACAAGGCTATGTAAGATCTTTAGGTAATAAATCTATGGAATTCTTTAAAATGTCACCCTCTGTTGGAAAACATGAGTTNGGAGTAAAAATTGAAGATAGACCAACAGAAGAGCAGAAGCAAAGATTAATGCAAATTCTTCAGGGAAGCGTTGCACAAGGGCAAGTAGACTTTGAGGATGCTGTTTATATTGAGCAAATAACAAATCTAAAGCAGGCACAACAAGTTCTTGCTTACAGGATGAAAAAGAAAAGAGAAGAGGCTCAGGCTAATGCTGAAAGACAACAACAAATGAATGGTCAAATCCAACAGCAGTCTGCTCAAGCAGCAGAACAGTCTAAACAACAGACTTTGCAAATGGAAATGGAAATGAAGATGCAGATGGAGAAAATAAAGGCTGAGTTAGCGTCTAAGTTACAGAAAGAAAAGTACGAGTACGAACTAGAGATAGAAGGTATTAGACAGGCATCAAACATAGAGAGAAACGCAATGGATAATCTTCCTACTAAAGAAATGGGTGTGAAGATGATGGATCAGCCAGGAGTTTAGCAATAAGAGTATAATTAACAAACAACAAAACAGATTATAATTATGGAAGAACAATTTGATTTATCAGAGGTCAAAGTTATTGACGACAATGGTGAGGCTCAACCTGTGGAAACTCCACAAGAAGAAACACAATTAGAGACTTCAGAAACTGAAGATGTCCCAACACCAGAGGTAGAAACTACACCTGAAGAGCAAACAGAGGTAAAAGATACCTCCGAAGAGCAAACAGAGGTAAATGAAACTGAAGAAGAAACAGAAGAAAAGGTTGGAAAACCAGACGAGTTGTTTGGTCAACTTGACGCNATATCTAAGGATTTAAGCAACGGAAAAGCGGAAACCTTAGAAGACTTTTTTGACGAGTACAAAAGGATGAGAGATTCATCTGATGCTCAATTTAAAGATGACTACATTAAAAATGCAGTCGAATATTACAATAAAACTGGAAACTTGACTCCGTATCTAGAGGCAACTTCAGTTAACTATTCAGAAATGTCTGACGAACAGGTCATGAGACGTGACCTAGAACAGGCTAACCCTACACTTTCAAAAAAAGCAATCGAGAGATTGTATACTAGGGATATAGTTGACAAGTACTCTTTAGACGAAGACAAATTTGATGAGGATGAGGTAGAACTTGGTAAGGAACTTCTGTCAGCAGATGCANCCAAACTAAGAGATAAGTATGTTGACGAACAGAAAAACTTTACTCAACCTGTCAAAGAAGAAACTGAAGGTGCTGAAACTGTAAACCAAGAAGAACAACTTTCTAAATGGACAGATACTGTATCATCTCATGAAATAACTAAAGACGTATTGGAGAACAAGCGTATTTTAATTTCTTATGGTGATGATAAGTTCTCTTATGAAGTCGAAAACCCGGAATCTCTACAAGAAATGACTATTGATAACGACAAGTTTTTTGATTTATTCAAAGATGATAAAGGTGATGTTAATTTTGACAAGTGGTATCGTGTATTGGCTTACGCTACAGACCCTGAAATTTATGACTCTTCCCTTATTTCTCATGGACAAGAACTAGGACAAGAAAAAGTAGTTGCTGATTTAAAGAATCCTACTACTCCTACAAAAGGTTCAAGAGATTATAAAACACCAGAAAGCCCTTTTTCAGGACTATTTGGTGCTCTGAGTAGAGGTGACTCAGATGTAAAAATAATTCGTTAATTAAAAAA